AGGTAGTGCTGGCGCCATGCAGCGTGGTGTCAAGCTGCAGCTCGAACAGTTCGATGATTGCGTTCGGACCCAGGACCGCCAGCTCTTCGTAAACGCTGCTGATCGCTGCCCAGGTGACGCCGCCGTCTGTGATCGTGCTGCCGATGTCCGTCGGCCATGCCGGTTGCGTGCTAGCACTGGTGCCGGCGACTGTGCAGCGAAATACCAGCCCGCTGGCCTGCGTAGTCGTTGCGCGGACAATCGCGCCGACTGCGTAGCTCGTGCTGGCTTGCCAGGCTGCGTAGGCCATTAGGGCTCAAACACCTCTTCAAAGGTGGCGCTGATGTTGTTGAAGTTGCAGCTCACCTGGCTGGTGTTCCAACCCCGGCAGACCCACTTCCCTGCATAACCGTTCGGATCGGTCCAGTCAAACGACTCAACCGCACCACGCGCGCGCAAGAAGGTCAGGATGTTGTTGCGCTCGGTGTCGTCCCGATTGCTGAACTGCAATGCCCATTTCTTTGGCTGCGTTCCCAGACCGTAGGCGAGCCGCTGCTCGTAGCCGTCACCGAAGCGAACGCTCCTGACGATCGGCTGCTCTTCTAGGTCAGCGGTGAAGCTGGGCGTGTAGGTAAAGGTTGCCATCAGCGTGTGGTTGCGAGTAGGCCGCCAGGCCGTTGTTGCTTGACGATCTCAGCCTGCACTGCAGCGCCGATCACGCGGCCGAGTTGGTTGGCGTTAGGACCGTCACCCTGCACCTGGCTGCTGCCTGCGTCAACGTTCACGGTCACATTGACGCCAGCACCGCCAGATGCTGCCACGCCTAGCCGGCCATCGGCGCCGCGGCGGAGCGGCATGATCGCCTCGGGACCAGCCTCGCCCATTAGGCCGATGCCCTTGGCGAACGGGAATAAGGTCGGACCGTTGACGATGCCGCCGCGGGCGAACTTCTGAATCCCGTTCTGAGCAAAGACGCCACCATCGGCAAACTTTATGTTGAAGATGCCGCCAACTCCCTTAAGCAGTGGGGCAATGATTGCTTGCCTGATAGCAATCCGGGCAATGTCTTCAAGAATGCTTCTTGCAAGATCCGCAAAGCTCGCCTTCCCTGTAGTGACAAAACTGGTCAGTTGATCTTCAAGGCCTTGGAATGCGCCCTTAACCGAATCGGCCACTTGCGTGCCAAGGTTTGTGATCTGCTCGTAGTATTGTTTTAGGCTTTCGCTAAATGTATCTTTGAAGCTTTTTTTCACATCTTGGCTGGCCTGAATCAGCTCTTTTAACTTGGCAATCTGCTCGTCAGTAAGGCCAGGCATCCGCTCCATAATTGCTTCAAGTTCGCGATCGATCTCCAGCCGCTTCAGTTCTTCGCCCGTAATCAAGCCAGCTTTAATCCTTAGATCTTCGACAGTATTGTTATAATTGTTTTGCAGCTCTTGCCGTTTTAGGAAGTCTTGGGCGATTGCACTGCCAAGTTGCTTGGCGTAATCGATCTCTGTTTGAAACAATTTTGTCGCGGCGTCGGCTTCAAGTTTTTGCCGTTGACGTACGCCGATCTTTTGCTTATCAATGTCAAGCAAAGTCAAACCGTATTCCAGCTCTGCCTGCTGCAAAATGTTCCCGTCAATCTTGGCTTTGTTCAGCAACTTGCTCAGCTGAAGTTCTTCGGCTGTAATCTCTTGGATCTCCTTGGCTTTCTTTGCTTTCTTGGCTGTGCCAGTGTCTAAGCCACTGACATCAAGAATGCCACCCGGCCTGGTTGGGATGTTGGGTACAGCCGGGACCATCGCCCCGAACATGCCGAATGCTTGATCCAGAGCGCCCGAGATGCCGCGGGTGATGCCGCTGACGATCTTGCCTTGATTGAACGCTGCATCAATGCCAACGCCAAGGCCAGCAACCAATGCTGCGATTAGTCCGGGCTTGCTCTTAAGGAAGCCAGCAGCACCAGCCAGCAGGTTGGCAGCGGTCAATCCCTTAAGCGCCTTGATCAAGGTGCCAGTGATCAAGATGGCAGCTTTGGCGCCGGCGATAAATGTAGAAAAGACTTGGACCGTAGCCAGTGCCGTGAGCGCTCCGATCAAGACATCGATCGATGTCTTGAATGCAGCGTTCTCCTTATAGGCAGTTTGCAAGCCTTCGATCCATTTGCCAATCTGTGTGACAGCACCGCTCAGACCGGCAAGAAATCCATTGATCACAGGCAACAGCGCCGATCCAATTTGGATGCTCAGATTGGTAACCTGCGCACCAGCCAACTTGAGCTGATCGTTGAATGCATCAGCCTTGTCCGCAAAGTCCTGCGTGATGTTCAGCCCAAATCGCTGGATCTCCTTGCTGCCCAAGTTCAGGATCGGGATCAGATCCGCGCCAGCCTTGCCAAAGATCCGCATGGCAATGGCAGCCTTTTCAGGTCCATCTCTGAGCGTCGCGAACCGATCCGCAACATCCAAGAACACCTGGTCGGCTGTTCGTAAATTGCCCTGTGCATCTTTGGTCGAGACGCCAATCGTCTGAAATGCAGCCGCCGCGTCCTTGCCGCCGGTGGCTGCGGCCACCATGTTCTTGTTCAGGAAGTTCAGGCCTTTGGCAACGCCTTCAATGCTGCTGCCCGACAGCTCGGCTGCCACCTTGAACTGCCCCAGCGTTTGGACGCTGACGCCTGTGCGTTGCGACAGGTCGCGCATGTCATCCGCCAAGTCGATGGCGCTTTTGGCCAGCGCTAAAACGCCGCCTGTAACGGCTGCAGCAGCCAACCCCTTGATGCCAGTGACCAGCAGGTCAGCCGCCATGCTGGTGTTCTTGATCCGCCCTTCGAGGCCTTGCAGCGAGTTCTGAAATCGGCGGATGTTGTTCTCGCCGGCAACGCTCGCCGTGATCTTCAGGGCTGCATCTAGGTTGAGCGCCATGGTCAGGCCTCCTGCTTGTTCATGACACGCATGGCGGCGGCCTCCATGACCTGCAGATCTTCGAGCAGCGAACGCTGATCTTCTATCCCATACAGCTTAAGCACCCACGCCACGGCTGCATAGTCCAGCCCGATCACGCCACCCATGGACGTGCGCCATTGGGTTTGCACGCGAAGGAACATTTCAATGGTCGGCCAGTTCTCAGGCCAGACGCCGAAGTCTTCATCTGGTGCTGCCGGCAAATCTGGCAAGGCGATGCCCATGGCCGCGGCATCGGCAGCGGTTTCGTCAACGACGCTCCCGCCCGCCCAATGCTCAGCGGCCTCGGTTAGTTTTTTCGCTTGGCTCCTTGCAGGCTCTCGAAATAAGCCAACGTAATCGCGCCTGCCAGCATCGGCACATCAAGCAATTGCTCGAGCGCCTTCTGGCTGAACGGCACGTCTTTGCCGTCGCCGTCTGTAACGCCAGACCAGCCGATCAGGACCTCAGCCGCCAGGTCGGCGTCCGTGATCTCTTCGGCTTTGATCTGAGCGCCAATCTCAGTGATCCTTGATTGGCTCAGGCGACGAAACTCTCCGTCAAAGGTCTGCCGTTGCATACGGCCACCATCAACAGGGATGTCGAACGCGATCGGCCACGAGTAGGTGTCCGACTGCTTGAGAACGAAAGCCACGCGATCAGGTGTAGACGAGACTCAGCTCATCATTGCCCGAACTGGTCGGAACTGCAATGAAAGGCATGTTCAGCATCTGCACACCGTCCTGATCCGAATAGGTCAGATTGCCTAGGTCGGACTGAGCTGTGGTCACCGTACACCTGTTGCCGGCAGTGGTGCCGTGCTGAAAGGTGATGCTGCCAGTGCTGCTGCCAGTGGCGATGGTAAAAAAGTCCTTCGCCGCAATGGTCGGCGCTTCGATCACGATCGTGCCGCTGGGCGCGCGGTTGGTGATCATGATCTCCTTGCTGCAGCCCACCAGCTCGCGATAGATCACGTCGTTGGCGATGCTGAAGTTGTAGGACTGCAGGCACCCGCTGTAGGAGAACGCCGAGAAGCTGATCGTGTTGCCTTCCTTGAACAGGAGCGGGGTGGCCTGGTTGGCGTAGGTGGGGGTAGGCAGCGTCTCGTCGGTGGGCGCGTTGTAGATGCCCGTCATGGTGAAGCTGATGAAGGGCACCTGGCCAACTTCGCCGGTGATCTCAAAGGTGCCGCGACAGCCGGTCAGCTTGTGACGAATACCATCCTCATGGAAGTGGATAGTGCAGCTCTCAAAGCCGCTGCTCTCGGGCGCGTAGGTGGCGCTGGTGCTGGTGACGAGCGTCTCGCTCAGGCCGCAGCTGCGCAAAACGGGACCATAGGCCGGGGCGGTGCCAGCAGTGCCGGAGCCAGCCAGCTCCACTTCAAAACTCACTTCAACGCGGGTCTGCGCCAGCAGCTGATCGGCTTGCCCCATGTAAGGACGCACCAGATCGCGGTTCACCGTTTCGGCTACCAGTGGCTGGATCTCAAGGTTGCGCACCAGGATGGCGTTGCTCGAGCCGGTCGGGCTGGAGTCGGTGCCGTAGGTGGTCTCAATCTTCGCCAGGATCAAGCGCCGGCGGGTCAGAACTGATGCCATTGGGGGCTACCTCAGAAGTTGGATGGGGAGCCGGCTGGGTCCGCTCGACGAGCTGTCGCTTGCCGGT